CCGTAGTCATGCGTAATTCGTGCGGTTCAATTCATACGACGATCCGGGGGCAGCAGCCCCCCGGAAGATAATTACAGACTTATATTTCCGAAAGGCTAAGTTTAACCCCCTAAACAACAGAGCAATACGTGGTGGACTCCGTATGAAAGGATTTCTAAAAAGGCAACCACTATCCTTAATAGACATTTCAATTGTGCTTTAGCGCCACAGACTACCATTATCCCTTAATGATTAGGGGTATTTCCAAAATGAAATACCAACAAAGTTTTAACGACAACTTCTGTCGATTACATCAAGTACAAATACTTATGTATTAGCTTTATACATAGGTGGATCTATGGGCCTAGGCCTTTTATAGACATTTCAGTCTCAACTCTGTACTAAATACAGTATTGATGGTTAGGTAAATAATTCTCACCAGTAGAAACGGGTGGAATAGAAATAAAAACTGATAAATTCAGATCATCAGCTCCAGCTCTATATACGTTATGTAAATGTTGATCAACTGAAGCTCCAGACACAACTGCTGTCCGCGGTAAACCTACGTGCACATACACTTGAGTCATTGATTCTAATCTAGGTCTCTGCGCAGAAACGTTAGCATTATCATAAGAAATGCAATCATTTACTGCTCTACCAATAGATAAAGTATACTGTGGTATCTCTAATTCTATGGCAGAATTTATTGTATTTAATTGCTGTAAAGCAATTTGGTTAGTATCACTCACTTTAGGTGGAACAAAAGCAAATGAAGACAATAAATTAGGCATTGTACCCTCATCTAAATGATTCCTGTTGAGGGTAGTAACCTTCACGGTACCTACAGGGTTAGTGATCAACCCTGGATTTACTACATCTTTTATTCTAACACCACCAGACCACATACCAAAACATAAGGCCCAACGTCCCAAAAGATCAGTTGTTCCCCATGAAGTACCAGCAGTCAAAACAGCTGGAGGTACAAAAATAACATCTGGTTGCACTACTAGCAACGGAAGATTAAGAGAATACGTATCTCCCGTGGGATTCATAGAAGTATATCTTTTCAAATAACTCCTTAATGAGGAGATTTTATCACCAATAGAAATAGAAGAAAATGTAATATCATCACCTTTTACTTGTGAATTACCGATAGAAAAGGAAACCTTTCGTGAGCTGGTAATACCACTTTGTCTGTCCAAAGCTTTCATAGGTGTAATTGGTAATGATGATGGAATGGCAAATTCTAAATCTCTTCCTCCTGCCATTTCACACATAATATTTATAGTTGATGCCACCGAAGAAGGAGCAACCAAAGGATCTACAATTCTAACATGTATAAGTCCAATGATTTCATTAGGATGACACCATGGCGTAGTGTTAATGTACGGCACTACAAATTCCACTTCATCTATTTCTCTAATATCCACAATTTGTCTATTGATATACGACGGATTAACAGGCGCAATCGTAAGGGGGTCATTGGTAGGAGTAAACTCAAAAGATAATCGCCCAGAATGAAATTCTGTTTTGGCGAATTTAAAAATGAACACCAAAGACCCTCTCCAAGTATTAAAATGAGTCATCAAAAATCCGCAAGGCAAATAATTTCTATACCCATCTGTGGATGTATAAAACTTGGCCGGATTAACCGTTTCAGTCATTAAAATATCATCAGCTAATCCTGTTGTGCTCCACGCTTGGGTTTTATACCAAGCAGGAATTGTTTTAATAAAAGTAAAATCCATCTGGTCGACTGAAGTACCAGTAGCTCCAACAAGTGGAACTGTAGAAGGTTTTACTAAATATGACAAAGATTTCACAGGAGCATCTCCATCAACATTGCTATGATTTGCATTATTTGTTAAAAGCATCTTGTTAGTAGAATCACCCTGATTTGGTTTTGAGTACCCAAAAATCGCTGCTGTCTGGGAAACTCTGTCCGCTATCCACGACGCACTAAGGGCATAACCCCCTATGAGGGGCACACCACTTAACGCATCAAATGAATTAGCAAATTTCTTCGCAACGCCAGAAATTGGGCCGTTACGAATGGCAGATTCTTTTTCTGACACTCCTTTTCCTTTACTAAATCCAGATTGAGGTTCAACAGCACCAAACAACTTAACATTCTCTAAACTAACATATAAAGTGTAAGGTACAGTAGTCGAACCTGTAGGAGCAACTAATGGAGAGTAGGGGCAAATCGTCAATAATCCTAACATTCTATCATAAACGCCAGTTACAATCTTTTCTATTGGGAAAAATGTATCTACACTGGCATAAGGAATAATCAACTCAGCAGACGTGCCTGAATTTATGTCGAACTCTACATGTTTCATCGTAGTTCTTTGTACTAATGTATGTTGCATCATGTTCCATCTATTAACTATTCTGAGGCCTATACTATCCCTATAAGCACCACACATAGGCATCCAACACATCATATACCTTCCTTGTTGAAATCTATTAGAATTAAATACCATCTTTATTTTAAAATCACATCGTATTCCATAAAAACCTTTTAATTTATCCTCCCAAATATTAGCATTTGGAGCTCCGAAAACCTGACCAGGAAACCAAAAATCAGTAAAAGTAGAAACAGTATCAGTAGTCGAAAATGTTCCTGCTGCGAGTTTGATTGGTCGAGCGAGAAAGGACTGCAAAGATTCTTGTGTACTCTGAGTATCATTCATTCCCAAATAACTAGAGTTAATCATTGTAGAATGTGATTCTTCTTCAATTGTGACGATAGCGTCATCAATAAATTGTGTAGTGGACATCTCCGTTTCCGGAGCCACTTGTTCTACGGGTACGTTATGTCCTGCCGCTTGAGACAGGTCTGATTGCCGAACCAACACATCAGATTTTAATAAGCACTTACTTACCTTTTCAGGCTGTTTAGGCATGCTGGACTCTAAACATTTAGGTAGCTCACAAACGTTATTTCTTATAGTTGTACTTTTCATAATTTAAAAAAAAATGGGTGGCTATCCCGATAAATTGTTAACGTCCATTTTACGACGCTCTATTTTAGAAGTAGAGACTTCCATTTACAGTTAATGTCTGCCTATTTAACCCATAAGTGGGTTATTTCACTACTAAAGAGTGAAATTTGTAGTATCTAGCACAGAAGAATAAACTTCCTTAAAGTCACTAGAAAACATACCTTTTGGTTTTGCACCTTTGTAATGTTCCTTGAGTAAATGGTCTATGACACAATACCACTCATCATAAGTCTGTTTTCCATGCAAACTTATCTCTCTAAGAACCAAACCTGCATTATCCACTGCAATTTCATGCCTTTTCTCTCCTTTCTTAGTCCAGTTCAATATTTCTATTATCGCTGAAAACCTCAATGGAGCAATCCACCTATTCTTAAAAGAATCTCTTACAAAAGACCTCTTCAAAAATTCTACTTCCTGAATTGGTCTAAAAGCACGCTTTGCAGTATCTTTGAGTTCAGTAGTATAAACCATCCCTACTTTCCTCATGAGCTCTGGCATTTTTAACTCATTAAAATTTTCTCTAAATTTCTTAGAAACAGAGAAAATATTATCATCTCCTAAAGCAGCTATATATACATTTTCATGAAAATCACCAATTTCATTACCTGCAAACATCCATGCTACTCTAAAAGCCAAATTATTATACATCGTATTTATAATGGAAGTCAAAGGATTACCAGAAGGCATTGATGAAAACCATTCATACACATCTTTTCCATGTATGTGTCTAGAATTGGTTATCTCAGCCCACAAATATTTTCTAACCATAGAGGCATGAATATTTTTGTACCCATACCAATCCGAAATTATCCTATACACCAAATTAAGCAAATAGGGTTGTTCATGTCCATCAAATTTACTATAATCACCAGCTCCAACAAGAATCTCTCCGTCTTCATTACTGCCGTGTACTTTCAATTTGTGTACCAAATAACCCCACTGTTCACCATAAGGATTTACTCCTATAGCAGAACCAACATCCAAATTTGCTCCTATATACGCATCCATAAAAGCGCCATAGTACATTCTAAATAAAACTAACAAATAAAATGGACTTGCAGAGAAAATTCTAGTTTTGCCAAGATGGCACTTTTCTATACTAACTTTCTCATCTTTCAAACAATCCGTATATAAAAAGGCTGGACGTTTACCTACAGCATACATATCTAAAAGTCTATTCACTTCAGACTCTATTTCAATGTAAGCTTGTTCTTTAACTTCCGGTGTAGAAGTAATTGAATAGTACCTTTTCTTGACATTTTTCTTGTCTATACTCAATGGCCAACCAGCACTAGTACTTGACATTATTGGACCAACACCTCTGAAACTATGCAAAGCATCCTTCAATTTCAAAGGCATTATTCTGTCATACTTATAATTACTAGTAGAAACCATTATAGTCTCTAAGTAGTCACCGGCTGCTTGGGAACACAAACTAGATGAAATACACACTTGATCTTTACCATAATTTAGCAAACCATTTGCGTAAGGATCAATATATTTACCATCTTTATCAAAAAATGGTTTCAACTTAGCTGGAAGTGTTCCTGGGTCATCATAAGGAGCAGGCAACTTGCCATAAAATTCACTCTTGGTAATGTCAGACTTAAAAGGCTTTGGTGCAGCCATTGAATCTGGTACAACTGAAGTATGACATACTCCAGATTGACTTTCCATTGATAATGGATGATGCTCACCCAAATCTTCTAGACCATCTTCTTGTAAATAACACCCATCAAGTCCACAATCTTTAAGATCAGAACATATGTCACTGTAAGTAAGAGTTGAAGAAACCCCTTTCTCACCATATCCAGCAACATGTAAGCCAAGAATACATCTACCAGTTTCAGTATTCTGTTCTGTAACCAACAGTGAACCACAATCACCTTTACTCGAATTAGAGTTATAAGAGATTGTATTAGTGATTATATAACCAGGTTCATTTTGTGAATCAGCTTTCACATAGTAAGAAGTCGAATCAAACGTAGCATCCATCTTCTTACATGTTATAGTGTTTCCATTATTAGACAAAGAAACACCTACCAAACAAGTAGGCACCAATTTCATACGAGACATCATATCATACTCACGAGTATCCACAATGTAACGTATAGCACCAGTACTATTAATCTGTGCATGATTCAATACCATATAAACCAAATCTTTATCTAAACTATTTGCAGTAGCATACCCACTGTCTAAGAATTCCCCTACAGGGAACCTATAAATGATTCGCTTATTTACAGTGGTTAAGACAATTTCAAAATCATTTTCATTGTCTAAAGTATGTCCTTCAATAGCATCCAAGAAATGGTGAGGCAAAATGAATATGTTTCCAACCAAATTCAAAGTTTGGCCAACTTTCTTAAGGATATCAGTTTTAACATTTCTCACATATACTATAAAATAGTATTTGTTCAAAACTTTAGTAACCACATCAGAATGATTAATAACATCGACATCTTCTGTCGAGATCTTACCCAAAATTGAAGTATCAAACCCGTCCAAAGACAAGCCTTTCCTTCGTGCGGTTCTTAGCCTTAATCCTCTCCGTTGATCAACTTTTCCTTCCCAATTAACATTTCCCTGTTCTCTAATCTTATCACCTTTCTTCTGTTTAGGAACATGTCTCTTCTTAGTATTCAATGGCTTCGCAAACGGACTATCGGGAGAAGGAGTATGCGACTCCAATTCTTCCAAATCAATATTGACCAAAGGTTCCTCAGG